CTTTGGCTATACGAAGATGATAGTATTTTTTAGGGCATTGTTCAAAAAGCGTAATGCTGCTATAGCTCCAGGATGGCATCAGTCTTCTTTCGTTGGTATCCAGGTTTTAACTGCACCGCTTAATAAACGCATTTCTGTTTGCGCATTTAAACAATGTTCATATGCTTCTTGAAACTTTCTCGCTACTAATGCTTTCTCTGCTGCTTTAATTTCTTTTACTGCTTCTAAATAAAAAGATGAGTACTCCACCTTAGCATTCTCCATACGATTTTCCAAAACCCACCTCGCAACTAAGCGGTAAATCCGAAGCCCATTCCGGAACCCATTTCATACATTCTTCTACATAGGCTACCGCTTCTTGGGCTTCTTTTTCTAATGCGACACAAGCAATGGCGTCATGCACGGTAAGTACAACTTTATACCGTTTTGCAATCCGAATCATTTGCTCCCCAATAATACAACGAGCGATTCCTTGGCAAATGTTCTCTACCAATTTACCGCCGTAAATTTTGTTTACCCCACGTCTAGCATCATACACATATTGATACCGCCCGTCAGTGTCTTGGATCTGCCGAAGGTGTGGGTATCGTTGGTATAAACCATTAGGCATAAGTACTCCCTTACTACCAGATACCACTACTGCACCAGTACCAAACGTAACTGATTGATTGTTAGCCATCGCTTCAATAGCAGACCCGCCCTGTTCCCATAGTTTAGGGATCATTCCGTAGGTGTCACGGTAGACAGCCACAATATGGCGAGCTTCCCCTTCGTTAATTTCCGTACCAAACGTTTTGAGTTGTGTTTGGAATTTTTGCGCTCCCATCCCGTAGCCCGCGCCAAGGATGGTCGTCTTACCCACAAACCTTTCTTCCTTGGTAATTTCTTCTTTCGGCTTGCCATATATAGCAGCAGCCATGATTTTGTATACGTCCTCTCCATTTTTAAATGCCTCCGTTAAATCTGTTTGACCCGCCAACCAAGCTAATACCCGTGCTTCAATCTGAGCAGAGTCTGCATCAATTATTACATGGCTTTTAGGCGCCATGATTGCCCTTTTTAATTTGCCACCATTAGCCCCACGGCTAGGTAAATTCTGTAGGTTTATTTTGTCTGCGCCACCCCAACGACCTGTATGTGCTGCATAGTATGACAACGGCACCGGCATCTTGCCCCGCTTTGATATGTTGATGAACCGATCCGTACGGGTTTCCTCCAGTGTAGATTTGTTACCAAGGCGAGCAGCGACCAAGGCCTGTACTCTTTCGTCCGGATGTTCGGCTAAGGCTTTAAACCCTTCATCGCTCTTGGCCATGGCCAAGGTCTCCTGGCCCGTTGTTGGTGAAATCTTTGTGGGTGGCTCTACCCCGCATTGACGTAGTAACTCAGCAAACTTTTGGTTTGACATCAGAGCTTCCCGGTCTTGCTGGACCGCTTGTAACAATAGCTCCTTGCGATTCTTTACATCTTCTAAATGCGCCTCTAAGAGCGGGGTGTCCAACTCAAGTGTGGGCTCAGAAAACATCTTGACGGTTATATCAATTAGTTTTAGCTCGGGTTGTTTAAAGTTAGGTAAGAGCCGTAGGAAAAGTTCGTAGGTTAACTCAACATCATTAATACAATATCCACCATATGCATTGATTTCCGCTTTGCTAAAATCTTTCTTATGCTTACCTAATGCATTTATGACTTCGGTGCCTTTTTTACCAAGCTCGTAGTATTCCACCAGTTTTGCCAAGCTGTTTCCAATTTCTGTTCCATGGACGGCTCTGGCCATGCTGAGGGTGTCCAACCAAGCCAAGGGTTTAATACCAAACCGCCAAGTAAGAATAGAGGCGTCAAACATAGCGTTGTGAGCCAGCGCGAAAGAGTTTTCCCAATCGTATTGCCTAAGAAACCCACAAACTTCTTCTCCTGTACCACTAAGCCATTTTGTTTCATTACCATTCTCCTTAACAGCTACGCCGATTACCTCAAAACGGTCATCTCGAACATATTCTTCTGTCGTTATTTTTGACAAAGAGAATTCTCGATCATAGTATGTCTCAAAGTCAAGGGTAATAATATTCATGTTTTAAATCAAGTCCTTGGTAGTTGACCACTAAAGTTGTAAGTACCGCTATGGGTTAGGTTTGCCCAAGGTGCCGCATAGACTTTAAAGCCAGCTTTGCGAGCAATCTTGCAAAAGTGGTAGTCCTCTGACAGCAATCGGTTTGTATCCTCATCAATGCTGGTATCAAAAAACTCGTTAATAATTTTCTTTACTGGGTTCTTGTCCACGATGAGAATCATGTCATTGGTATAGGTTGGCACTAAGGGCTTTAACGTCTCAAACACATTGCGCTTGATAAGCATGAAGCCTGTACCGCCGTTATCAATCTCCATGGGTTCATTGATATTGCCTACTGTTTCGTGTACACCACCTACTAGGTTCACTACAAACGATCCTGTGTAATTACCCAAGTCTTTGTAGTCCACACCCTTTTTGACCGCATCCGACACTAACTGCCAGTTGATTTCTTTCTTGGGGTACAGCCCGCAGATAATGTCTTTGTCAGCATCAATCATGCGCACAATGTCGTTTGGGTCAAAGCTAATATCCGCATCAATAAACATCAGATGTGTTGCGTCTGACTGCATAAAGTCGTAAGCCATGCCGTTACGAGCACGAGTAATTAAGGACTCATTCATCATGTACGAGTAATACATCTGTATACCCCGTGGCGAGAACGTCTGCACACAGTTAAGAATGCCCATGGTGTAACCGCCTGTGCATAACCCACCATACATTGGTGTAGCTACAAATAGTTTTGGTTTTTGTGTTGTTTGTAATTCATTAGTTTCCAGCATTTATTTCTCCAATTTTCATGTGTGATTCTTTAACCCAAGGAAATCCGTCAGGGTACCTTTCTTCCATTATCTTGTTGCATTGCTCAATACTTTCTTTAGTAATTGTATTTGACCCGTCTTTAGATAGTCGATAGTTTGTAGTACGTAGCCCAGTACACCCCCCTAACAATTTAAAAGTAAACAGAGCGTTTAAAAAACTTCTATCGGACACACCTTTTGCATACCAAGCCGCCCCTAAGTTACGGGCGTATTTAGTCTTAACCACAAAGCAAGAGTTATCTACTAAATTGACACCGCCTGTATTTTGGTAGTACCCCAAGCTATCGCAGTTGTCGTCTACCAAGTGTGTACCATCAAAATCTACGATTTGTCTTAACGAAAATACCCAATCTAAATCTTTTCTGCCCATAAGACTAATGGCAGTTTCAATATGATTAGGCTCATACCAATTATCATCGTCAAGGTAACAAACCACATCTTCTGATACAACCCAGCCAGCCATCGCAAACACAGGAGCCATACCATAACCATCAGCACCGTTGTTGTTTGGTAAGTACAGGGCTTCTACTTGTGGGTACTTATCTAAAATTACTTTAGCTTTTTCCCAAAACTCTTTGCCATGCACAAACACATAATGTTTAGCGGGATATGTCTGATTCATAACACTCTGTATAGTTTCTTCTAGCAAAAGTCGACCAATGGTAGAGGTCACGACTGCTACTGTGTAATTACTCGCTTTGCTCATTTCTCTTGGCCCGGATGTTGGGCTAAATTGTTATGGCCTAGCTGTTGTATCTTGTAACCGTGACCTTCTAGGTATTCAAGCAATGCTTTACGCTTAGGTTCAAACCATGGCTTCCATGTCCATGCTTCAAAGATAATTGGTGGGTAGTTGTTTGCCTTGATGGTTTTGATACCACCCTTAATTACTTCTAGTTCATGACCCTCTACGTCAATCTTAATTAGCCGTACATTCTTGTGCGCACCTGAGTCTAAAGTAAATACTACTAATGGTTCTTTGACACCCTCGGTTTTGCATTCGTATTCATTCTCACGAACTTCTTTGTCCATGCTAAATGCACCAATGTTGCCTTCGGCTGTATAGTCAGGCATCGTCAGTACTAACCGTTCTTCTTTATCGGATAACCCAAAATTATGGCAATGGATATTATCTAGTCCATTAATGAACGTATTGGCGCATAGCTGGTAGTAGACTATCCGTTGTGGTTCAAAGGCATGATAGGTATGCTTTGATACTTTTCTAGCCAAAGGCACACAAAACGTACCCAAGTTAGCACCAATGTCTAGCACTACACCTGGTTCTTCGTTAATTAAAAGTTTAAGACATAGTTGATGTATATCATTTTCATATAATTCATGCTTCAAGTGGTTTGAGATTAAGTCTTGCCCTTTGAACACAAGAAACTGTGTGCCGTCTGTCTTTACTAGTTCGCAGTTGGGTAACATTTTTAGCACCTACCATCTATGTCAATATCTTTTTTCTTTTTGTATAGTTTTCTAAGTAGCTTTTCTCGTTCCATTTTTACTTCATATGGAGCGTACTCATCAATCTGACAAACCTTTTTATACTCGTCAAATAGTTTTTCGCAGTACAAATCTAACGTGTGCTCGACCGCCATTAATTGATTGGCCATCTCGTCTTCGGTCATTTGTTCAGGGTGATCTAAGTATCTCCACATCAAAATGTTAACCTGTTCTTTAACACTCCACAGTCTATGAATGTGGGTCTCTAGGTCTCTAATGTCTTTGTTCATTTTAAGCACACCCAAATAGTAAACAAAATAAATAGCGCTTCTAATACATAAATCATGTTTTCTCCTCTAAAAGAAACTGTCTTTGTCGTAGCCCTTTTCTTCGAGCCGGCGTTTTAATTTTCTAAGTGCCTCCGCTTCAACCCAAGCAACCTCGTGCCGATTCATTCTAAGCTCACTCCCTATTTCTTTTTGGGTCATGTTCGGATCCGGGACGGGTAATTTACTAATCCTTTTTTCTTTCGGCTTTTCGTCTTGGTTTGATTGCAACGATTCCTCCTTCATTTTCTCCGTTCTCCATCATAGCCCTTGCCATCCGCTTTGCTAGGCCGGGTATTTCTCCAGGCGAATAATCACCATTTATTAAATAGCCGACCATGGCAAAGCCCGCGTACAGCGCTTCTAAATATTCTTTGTCTTGTTCATTCATTCTTTTTCTAAGCGCTCAATCTCACGGTTTAAATACCATTGGGCCTTGCGTAAATCCTCAAGACGCTCGCCCTTTTTACCGGCACGAGAAACGTATTTGATTACATTCCCGCAGTGGTAACTTAATTGCTTGGCCTCAATGAAGTCGATAGTCTCGATGCCACCATATGTGTAGTGCGCTGGGCTATTTACTACATCGCTAAATAGTTTATCCTTACGTTTCTTAATAACTGCTTTAACTATCGTGGGCTTTTCTAAGTTACCGCTCTCAGCATTGGCAATAATTGCCTGTACTGGATTTACTGCTACTTCCTGATCTTTTGCTAACCAATTCATTTTGTTTTCTCCCGTAAATGTTTAATGTATAACAGCACCGCTTTAACATCCCCTGCGGTTTCCTCGTTCACAATCATCCCCCATCCACCATTCGTATGAATGTCTTCAAGGTTCTTCAACTGCAAAGCAGTAGGTTTATTGTTTTCCGCTTTGCACTCGATCCCAATAAAAACTCCCTGATAGCAAGCCACAATATCGGGCACCCCACTACGACCAAACCCTCCGGTCACTGGCGAAAAATAATATGCGCCGTGCTCTTTTAGGATTTTGGATACCCGCTGTTTAACTTTGCCTTCCGGAGTCATTGCAGTGTATGCCTCTTGCTTTCTTCCATAATTTTTATTTCATTAATTAATTGATAGCATTTGATAAACATACCCCATTGCCCGGCAGTATCTTCCATGCCGGTTTCTTGTAAAAACTCTTCATAGAGTTTGTGGCATTCCTGGCCCTCACCAAAATCTAGTTTTAATTGATAACCTTTCATAATCACCTCGTAATCCAGTAAACAAGTATGATGGGTAAGCTAATGGCAAACCCCGCCCAAAAGAAAAATGCAATTAAATCTGAAAACCAATTGAGCGCGTGTCTTAAATCGGAACTGTGTTTTTCTAGAGCGTATGCGTACTGCGCATCTTTGAATGCTTCGCTTGCTGACCGACTTGTTCTACCTACATAATGATGTATGTCTGTAATGCCATGAAAGCTTTTGGGGTTTTGTAAATCCAAACCCTCCAGCACAATACCTGTTTTGATTGTGTTCACTTTTTTTCTCCTCTTCGTTGACATTGTAAACAATTTTTAAAATAAATCAACACCACTACGCAAATCTGCTTCATGGTTTACCCCATGTTTTTTATACATCGTTGCGCGATATGTGTTTTCGGTGGGATCCCACCAAATATTAACGACCCATGTGTCATTGAAGTCCACCCAATTGTCTCCGCTTTTCATGTAGGGTAATCCCTCATGCGCGAAATGCGCAACCTTTTCAATGAACTCTGAATTTAATGTTGATTTTCTTAATTCTAAAACTGCTCCCATAACTTCCTCCTGTTAAAAAACCTTGATGTCCCAACCGTGCCCCACCATACCCCACCTAACATTGCTTGACCCAACCTGAAAATGCCTGACCTAGCCATAAAATCCCTACCTTGCCATACCTTACGAGACCAGACCTGGCTGAACCACACCTCGCCCCGCCTCGCCGCGAAATCCTTGCCACACCACAAAAAGCCATGACTCACCGCACCGCACAGAACCCGACCGCACCCGGCCACGAATCCCTTGCCCTGCACGACCCCGCCACAACCCGCCTAAATAAACCGGACCGTACCGCGCCCTAAAACCCGAGCCGTGCCGTGCTCTGCCTAACCGCACCGCATTCGACCGTACCGAGCCGTGCCACACCTTGATACCCATACCACTCCAAGCATCACCGCACAACACCTCGCCCCACCTAGCCTAGAAACCCAAGCCGTACCAAACCAAATTGTGCCCCACCGTGCCACCCCTAATCCTGCCGGAACCTGAAACCCCAGTCAAACCGTACCCAGCCATGCCGTGCTCAACCGGAACATACCGCACCAAGAAACCCCTACCTTACCGTGCCTCGCCTCACCGCGCGGCGACCAGCCTCACCCGACCAAACCGTGAAACCCTAAGCAACCTTTTTGAGACCCTTACTGACTGATTCAAACTTCACAATTTCATACCGACCATGGCGTGGTCTCCAGTCACCGATCCCAACATATGCGCCGGCATCTTCAACCCATCTACGTAACTGGCCTTCGTTGGCTACATCGGCATTAAGAGAGACCTTAAACTTAGCCGACCAGTTTTTAAAATGTGGGCGCGTACGCATAACCTTTGACATCCCAACCCGTACAGCCACGCACAGTCTGTGCTCAGGGCTATTCATCAACTCATCAAGACTCATGGGGTGGCCATCATAAATTAGAAGCGCATCGGTATCCACAAACATACCCGATAGTGCCAATTTGCCTTCTTTTGATTTCTTGGCACCTTCAGCCAGTACAGACTCTAATACGCGCGAGGGGATGATCACATTATTTTTAGCATCCACATATAAACCCGCTTTGTATTCGATGTTGGACATCGCCTCGTAGTCCGAGTCTGTTTTCTTACGCTTACCACTAATCTCTTTCATTGCTTTTGAGAATGGGTTAAGTGGGTTTGCGGTTTGACCGTTGTGCATGATCAACGAGTCGCCCTGTAGTGTTACATCGTATTGCATATATCCTGCCATGTTAATTCTCCTTATAAGGTTTGACTTTTGGAACTACTCTTTTTTTAATCTTAGGCTTTCTAGATTTCACAACCTTTTTGGCCTTTACTGCTCTAGGATTTTTTACTTTCCTAGTCTTTGGTCTTTTGGACCGAACTGGTTTGGGCTCTGAGATGATAGTACTAAGAGTCTGATCTCCTAGGGCCCTCCGTCTACTGCGAATTGTGTTTGTAATCGCATCATGGCAACTCACACATAACAACGCTACATCTTCAAGGCGCTCTTGCCCCCAATTGTCGTAGTGCCGGTGATGCAACTCCATAGAATAATCTTCGCTTGATCGCCAACAAGTCGCGCATTGATAATCTTGATCAATTACCTTGAGGTTTCTTAATGCAAACCAATACGCTAAGTCGGGGTGATCTTTAGCCGGTCTCGTTACAAGATGGCCTTCAATCTTATTTACTCTTTTTAATGGCACTTTTCTTTTCCTTGGTAGCAATCCGTTTACGCATAGCCATGCCTTTTTGCGCGTTTTCGTTGTTCTTTATGAACTGAGTAATTATGGATAGCAGTCCTTCCTGCACCAAGAACTCTAGTCCTTCTTTATCAAAGTCCACCTGTGCGTTGGCCGACCCGTCTTTGTTTTCTTTAACAATCTTTATTTTGATGTCCATTTAATTCCATGCCTTTCTTCAATAGTTCTTGCAAATTCTAAATATCCAAATCTTTCACCACCTAAAGTCATGTGAATATGATTTGTGGCTATCTCTTTTATTTCCTCATCACTCAACGGCTTTGGTTTCCATAACATCTTGGCCGGATCCATGCCGGTGTATTTAGGTGCCGGAGTTACAACTGCATCCTCGTAGCCTGGATGATATGGCGCCTCCTCCACTTTCTTTTGATAACTAGCCCCACCATCCACAATGTGCGGTGGAAAATTCTTTTTGTTCATACCCTCCCCCATTTATGATGACAATCCGGACAAAACCATGCCACAGTCCGGTCTAAATCCCTATCGTAAATACCAACAGCCCGACCCCATTGCCCCTTCTCCCGAGTGGCACCATATGCTTCTGCGCTCTTGTCGGCCTTCTCTTCTGACCCAGTCAACTTGTAGAAATGCTCCCATATCGACCCACCATCTAAGTCAGTTCCACATTTCGGGCAGTATCCGTGCTCACTCCCCTTTTCTCGCTTTTGTGCAAACTCCTCGGCTTCCTCCAAACTACAGACCTTGTACTCATCCGTTGGTTTCATTTCTTCTTACTCGTTTTGGGTTTGTTCATCTCATCCATGAGCTCTCGTCTGCAGTCCAGTAAGTCTTGGGTATACAACTCAATCTTATCGGTTAGCTCCATCAGGTTATCGCGCATCAACCACAAGGCACCGCTTTCTACATCACCGGTCTCGGCCACCGCTATGATCTCAAGAACATTCGCCACATTTTTTATCTTGTAAGTGCACTCTTCAACATTATTAACTGTTGTCCAAATACCATCGCTCATTGTTCCAAAATTAGACATCTTTTCTATCTCCCATGAAGAACATCCATACATTAAATAAATTGTTTTCTTTCACAAACTCTTGGTACAACTCTAATACTTTTTTCTGCTCACCAATTAACTGGTTGGCCTCCTGCAATCTCTGATTCACCATGTGTAACTGGTCTCGGAGCATCTTCTCGGTATCCTCTTGATCAATTTGCGCCCACCCCATGAACGGGATCGGTATCCCACCGGCATACTCCTCGTCTTTCATCGCATTCTCCCTATCCTCGCTTGTAAATGTCGTCATCTCCATCCCTCCCCATCCTGTTCAAAATCCTCCTCCATTCTTTCTAGCATCCACCTCATTGTCCGCTTTGAAGAACACCCGTCTAACTCGCGCGCCAAGTATTCCGGATCAACAAAATCACTTACTCGCTTGCTTCGATTATCCCAACTCAACTCTTCGTCTTCGTATCTCATAGTCCTAACATCCTCCTCAAAAATGTTTTACTAAACACAACCTCACCTTCAAAATCTTTTGGGATCAAGTAGTCTGAGTACCCACATTGTTCTGCGTAGTCCTCGATGTGCGCTTCTTGTAGGTTAATCTTCTCGAATATGTCATGCACCACCACAAAAGAATAAGACTCCTCGCCCGCTATGAACTGGCCAAATTCCATGTCACCAAACCAAACTAGCTTTTCGTTTTTAGACATCGTTCGCCTCACGCCTGTTTAGCTCTTTCAAAACTTTGATCAACTCCTTCTCGTCTTCCGAAAAGATTTTGTTGTACAGGGTATAGCTTGGATCGCGCGGTGACTCTTTGCTAAAGCGTCCGGTTCTTGTGTACATTCCAAACACTCTACAGGCCATCAATTCGTTTTTGCATTTCTGTGCGTGTTCGCAATTGTCACAGGGTGCCGTCTCGCGCATGATTAAGTCTATTGTGCTATCTCTCATAGGTGCCTCTCCCAGTTTGGATCGTCTTGTGGGGTGTCTTCGTCTCTGTTGTGATAGTTCTCTAGGTCTTCCTCGATCCAAGCCATGGCCGTACAGATGTCGCTCCACTCGTTATCGTATTGGCCTTCCCCACCACCCTCCGGTATGCAGTTCTCGCGGTACCCATGTAAGGCCTCCCACACCACCTTTAACATACTCTCGACATCATTATTTTTTAACATATCCCCTCCCATGAACTAACTCACCTACGAATTTATCAAAGCCTTGCACCCAAGTAATATCCACCACTACTGCCGGCTTGGTCTCTACGATGGCCTCCTCGATGCTCTTGTATGGCTTGTCCTTCTGTACCGGCACGACCGGTGCTATTGGTGTGACTCTCATTTCCCCTCCTCCTTCTGTTCAATACTTCTTAATTTCTTGCCGGTCTCTACGGATTCTTGCATTAGCTTTTGGATTCGCGTGTTTCGTAAACCCCCCGCACTTCTCTCGTTGTAGTCATACTCCCCATATGCCTTGACACCACCGATCCGGTTAGCCTCGATGACCCTTGCTAGTTTTCCTTGTATGCTCATACCCAACCCCCCTTACATACGACATAAGCCATGACATACCCCACAATAAGTCCTAATAAAAAACTGATCATACTTCCTCCTCTCTAATGTCTTTGTTGGTTTGTCTTATCCAATCGTCCATGCGCCTCTGTTTCATTGCTTGTAACCGGCCGTAACGCATCCGATCTTCTAGAGGCCACTCGTAATACTGGAGCTTGCGTAACTTCTCCAACTCGTACTCCATAGCATTCATTTCTTCTTGAATCTCGCCTATGGTTTTTTTCATGGCTCCTCCTAGCATTCGTTAAAGTGCATCGGTACAACTGTTTCGGATAAGACATCGCCCTCTGCATTAAAGACAGTCACATAAAAGCATTTGTCCTGATCGTCTTGGCGGGTCAATACATAGCCGGCCTGTGCTACCACTTGGCCGTTCTCGTTGTCCCACATATCGAAGTTGACGGCCACCGAATTATCGTCAAGGGTTTCCGCACTCATTGTGATCTGTACTGCGCCTTGCTCTAGTTCCTCATTGAATCTGTTCATACTTCCTCCTCGATTATTTTGTCAAAACAACCCCTACATACTGCATCAAAGCCTTGATCGTCCATACAATCAATCACTACAAGTTCGCGCTCAGTATGCTCGTCCCAATCTATGTTCCAAAACAAATCTACGCTTGAATGAATGGCTCCGCACTTATCGCATTGTTGTAGGCCTTGTTCTATTTCTTCGTCTGTTATTACCTTCATAAATCCTCCTCATCGATCAACCCATAGTCCAAGCACTCACCTAACAACTCTTCATCGGTGTACTTTTCATAGCCGAGCACCCCATTTCTAAAAATATAAGAAACATAGTCGGCCATGTCCGAGCGTTGAAAGAACCGATCTACCTCAAAGTCCACCAACTTCTCAATTAATTCCTCTCGTTTCATACTTCCTCCTCGTCCTGTTTATCAATTGTCCTACAATTCACTACTTTGTCAAGAATTATCTTAAAAAATATTGGGTTTTTATACTTGGGATAAACCCTAACCCCTCCTCACTATTTCCGGCTTTTCTTCTTTGGCTCGAACGACCCGATCAAGAACGCACCTTCTACTTGTGGTGCATAGTACTTAATTTGGTAGTTCGCGTTGTCATCCACCGGCACATACCACAGGGAATACGAATAACCCTCACTCTCCATATGCTTGATAACCTCGCGGATGTCCTCGCTTGTCTTCCATGTGCAAAACGAACTTGCATAGAAATGGTGGGGCTGATCGATGTACTGATCGGCATGAAGTGGTTTGGCCGGCTCAACTTCTTTTACATCATATGTGTACTGCTCACTACTTCTTTCTAGACCTTTCATAATTCCTCCTAGTGTGGTTTTAAAGAGCGTTTCCTCACGCTCTAAATACATTGTATTACATTGTCCTACATTTGTCTATAGGTGTTTACCCTAATATCAAAATCTCCTTTTACCTACTTGGTTTCCCAAATCTTCTCTGAGTTTGTCCGCGATAAGAACTCCAAACAGAATGCCAAATACTAGGCCAAGAACAAATAGACCCAACATAAATAGATATAACGCGACAGTCCACATTTTAGGCCTCCCAGTCTTCCGGCAGTACTGCATCGGGTGACACGACCGGAGCTTTTACCTTGCTCTCTTCCATCAGCAATCCCAGTCTTTTCAGATCGCTTTTTAGGTGTCTGCGGATGATTTGCGATAGCGTGGTGTCTTCTTTTGTGGCCAAGGCCTGTAAGACATTGTATGTAGGTGTGTCCAGTCGTAGTGAAATGTTGCACGATTTTTGAGTCATTTTTGTATTACCTTTCATTGCGTTGTGTTTAATTGTATTGCGTTGTAATTGTATCATAGTGTACTGCGATGTAGTCAAGTGTAATTTTTGTAGTGCGCTTTGTTCTGAAATGTTCTATAAAGTTCCAAGAGCGAAAAAAAGCCGGAACTTTTCTAAGCCTTGTTTTGTAAGGGTTTTTTTGATAAAGTTACTTTGTTCCTAAAGTTCCGTGTTTTTTCAGCGAGAGCGAGAACTTATCCAAAAAAACAATAAAGTAAATACATTGTAATACAAATATATTAATAAAAAAATACCTTCATATATATAATTATTAAGTAACTAAGTAACTTTATATATATTTATACTTATAACCCCTTGTTTTTCATGCCTTTTATAAAGTTCCGGCCACCTAGAACTTTACGGAACAATTAGAACTTTATGGCCGGTGCGAGAATCCTCCCCGTACGCATTAGAAAACTATCATCAAGAATAATCCGCGCCCAAATTTAAAGGGCCAAGACCTTTCCGGACACCCTCCCCGTACGCGATAAAAAACTATCATCAACGCGGGAATTAACCCGCGTACTAGAAAAACAAAAAGGGCCCCGAAGGGCCCCCAACTACTAGGAATTTAAAGCATTGATTTTAATTCGGCCTTTATGCGCTTTGCGTCATCCCCGCGCCATGTTCCGGCATTAGCTAAAAAGTATTGAACTACCGACTCCGCGCTATCGAAAAAATACTTATCTTCAATCCGGTTTAATTCGGTCATCGCATCAAGATATGGCACCGCACCAAAATAAGGTTTTTTCCATGTGGCCTTAATTTCGCGGGCAATTGTGAATAGTGGTCTGTTTTGCATTTTTAAATCCTCCGGTTAGTGGTAAGCATAAGAAACATTTTTAATTTTGGGGTTCCAGCAATCCCGACAGTCTAAGCATTTTCCGTTTTGACTAGGGGCCTTGCATCCGCGCCCGATAGGTTTTTTATTCCGGTGTACTGTGCTCGTGTTTTTGTAATTGCCGGCCGGTTCATCTTGCATTGTGGCCGAAACCCGTACAACTAAATTTTTAGGGAAGGCCCCGAAAGCCTCGGCATACTGGTTTATAAATTTCTTTTCCCTTGTAGGTAACCAAAAACGAGTATTAGGGCATTGTTCTGCAATTGCGACAATATTTAGTAAATGCTGAAAGCTTTGCAAATCCCCCGAGTCATGCCACCGAAAATAATCCATCTTCTTGGCGTTAATGATAAAGGCCATGGTCTTAACCCAATCCGGCCGGTTTATGGCCTCTGCTCGCTTTGCGTGAGCATTACTGACATTCTTATTCCAATCCCCGTACATACCTTTAAGAGCGTAACAATCCGCGCATACGCTCCCCTCGATCTTGACAAGCTTGGCCCCCGTAATACATAAATGCGCTGATATCCCATAAGAATGACATGGCATTTTTGAAGGGTTAGATAACCCGCCTACAATTTCTAAAGCCTCTTTAATATTCATAAATCCTCCTAGTGGTTAATTACTACAACTTAATTGTATGACAATGTAATACAAAATCCATAGGGATAAACCCTAATCAATAAATCCGCGCGACCTCCCCGAAAACCCTCCGGCCTCCCCGTACGCGTTAGAAAACTATCATCAAGGCCGGAAAACGACCTACAGGCCGGAAAAATCCTCCCCGAACACGCCCGACCTCCTCTCCGTACGCGTTAGAAAACTATCATCAAGAAATTTTGGGAATAAAAAAACCCCCGGTTTCCCGGGGGCCAACTACTAGGAAAGCTTTAAGAAATATCACCCATCGTATCGGCCCACTCTTGGCCTTGCATATGCACTACATAATCATATGACCCCTTCGTACCCGCCTGAACATCATCCCGACTCGGAATAGTGTTACCCCAATAATCTTGGGTACGATGACGACCCAACAAACAATATCCGCTGCTAATGGCATCCATCATAGTCCGACCATATGACCCTTGGAATTTCCACGCTGTACCTTCATTGATTGCGCGCTGTATTGCTTCGTAGTACTCGGTCTCGGTCTCTGCTCCGTCTTCAATTAAATCGATGTCTTTTAAGTTCATAATTTCTCCTTGTGAGTCCCGGGGAAAATCCCCCGGGTGTTGCGTTAGTTTTTTAATACCCGTTTTTCTCAGCCCATTTACGGATTACTTCAATCGTGTGTGGGCTAACTTCTAAGGTCTCCCCAATCGTGTCATGCGATAACTCTCCATAGGTTTCTAGAAATTGTAACGACGACCCAAACCCATCCTTCATGACCCAACAATCCGACCATTCGACCTCCGGGTCAAGCTCGAGCTCCACCAAATACCCGTGAATTGTTTTATTAATGATTGTGCTTTGCATGATTTCTCCTAGTGTTTGAATCCCGGGGTTACCCCCGGGGGTTGATTAAGCAAAAAACTCTGTAAGGTTAACAGCCCCAACTGCTTCTAAGACTTGCTCAACTGCTTTTTTATCAAACCCGCCGATATGCCACTCGGTAATATCTTGCACGTCCAAACCCTCTGCACCACAATAGTTTTTGCCATTCTTGTAGTTATAGATTGTTGCCCGTGTACCATCTTCAAAACATATTTGCCACTCTGCATCCGTTTTGTAATCGTCCCAAACCTTCGGGATACCGAATACCTTTATCAAATCCGCATAGTTTGCTTGGATATAACCTTGTAGGTGCGTACCCGATGTTTCAATGACTGCTTCGTTGTGTGTAGTGAGTTTCATATTTTCTCCTAGTGTTTGAATCCCGGGGTTACCCCCGGGGGTTGTGTTATCGATTAGCGTTAGCCTCGATCATGATTTCTAAATGTCTCTCGTACCTATCTTCAAACTCGCTAAATGTTTCGGGAAATGCTTTCTCTAACTTGGCACGATTACCTAAATCAGAATGCATCCACAATTCAGCAAGACGAGACTCAAAGCCTGAACCTGATTGATACATCATGTTTACTACATTCCATTCTGCTTTCATTTATTTCTCCTAGTGTTTATCGATTGCGTTATTGCTTTCGATGGGATTAATTGTAGGGCATTGTCATACAAATACATCAGTACAAACCCTAGGTTTTTGATTGTATTTTTCTATTGGGTTTTGCTTTCTTGATAGCTTTTACCCCACCCCCTCACCGATTTTTCCCAGCCATTTCTTGACCCCCCACACCCCATTTTGACAGCTCGGGACTCCTATACACTCTATACACTGTATTTTGCACGGTAGATCTGCAATTTTTTAACGTAACATAAACGTATCCTTAACCCACTTAAAGTAACATTTATGTTGCATTAGACCCCCCACCCCTATTAGGGTTTTCCCTAGATTTGTTTCTTATTCTGTACAAAAACACCCCCCTTTGACTTCTAAATGAAACACCCCGGGGGGTATATATAAAAATTTTTTAGACTTTGTTGCACTGCAACATAAAACCATTTAAAATAAAAACTTCAACAACTAAGGAGCAATCATGGACTTTTTCAAAACCTACCTCGAAACCATCGAAAAGCAGTACGAATACACCAAGGGGATCCTTGCCGGTGTGCAAAAAGAAGTAGAAAAATCAATCGATAACGGGTTTAAGCAGTTAAAAACCCTAGTCAAATAGTGCCAGGGGCCTCGCGCCCCTAAAAATACAGTAAACTAATCTCGGAAGGCCGGCTGGGCTAGAAGCTCACACCAGTCTTTTTCGGTTAAATCCTGAAACAATTAGCTGTCTACAGTCTCACGACGCCTTCCACCACTTTTTAAACTTCTTGGGGGGTTGAGATGGGCCAGCCAGTATTTATCATTCACAAAGTCGATATTCGCAACAGCTCCCATGTAAGTGTAATTAAGCATTTACAAAAAGAAATTCTTCCTAGCGATAACTTATACAAACCCGATCATGGTCATTGGTGGATTGCTTATACCGAAGCGGAAAAACCCGTAGCGTTTGGTGGTCTAGTGCGCTCGATGGTGTGGACCGATACGGGGTACTTGTGCCGATCTGGAGTTCTTGATGAATATACTGGGCACGGGTTACAGAAAAGATTAATCCAAGCGCGGATCAAACAGGCTAAAAAACTAGGGTGGAACTGGGTGATTACGGACACAACGGACAACCCGGCAAGTGCAAACTCGTTAATTAATTCTGGGTTCAAAATCTACACACCAGGTAATCCTTGGTCGTTTAAAAACGCAATCTATTGGAAGTACAAAATCCATCACGAAGCCAAACCCAGAAAAGCAAAAAAGCACAGCAGTGCTTATGCGTAGTACAATCGCAACAACAGCTACAAACGGCTAAAGGTAAAACGCGATGACAATGATGGTGATTCCTACAGACAAGGACGTGCCGCTAATTCAAGATGTACAAGGGACTCCGGCAGAAATTGCTGCCCGTGCAGATGCTTTTTTTAAAAGCGCAGAAGTAATCCGCGAAGCGGGTGGAGATGTAGAGCCTGACGAAATGGCTAGAGAAGAAGCCCGTCAAATTTTTAGTGGTAGCGAGCTAGCACCACAAGTTCCCAGTTCATCAGCCGTTGCCAGACAACTAAAAGCCCTCATCACCGAGTATGACCACCAGGTCATTGACTCAAACATTCAAGCACGGAACTATATCGTCAACCGGCTCCTAGAGATTTCAGACCCCACGAGTGACACAAAACCAATGGAGCAGCTGCGGGCCTTGGAGCTCATGGGCAAGGTTAGTGAGATTGGGCTGTTTACGGAGCGCCTCGAGGTGAATATCAACAACAAGAGTACCGAGGAGCTTGAGAAAGAGCTTGTTGCCACTCTTAGTAAATACATGGGTGTGGTGCAGGTAGTAGAGAGTAAAGAAAGTACCAGTCTAGGTATTGATTTAGATGAAGAATTAGGCAGAAAACCAAAACTAGAGGAAAAAGAAAATGATGAATAAACGGGACTATTTGAACGAATTTGCAGAAGGCGCGATGGTGCTTGAGCCAGGGCGGTTTGATGAGGCGGTTGTAGGGATTGTTTCGCGGATAGATCGGGACCCAGTAGTGTGTTACAGCGTATCAAAAATTATTGAAATCTTGATGGAAGATGGGATGGACGAGGAAGAGGCGTACGAATACTACGAATACAACATTCTAGGGGCCTATATGGGTGAGACAACCCCAATGTTTTTAGATCCGATACCAATTTAGCGACTAAAATGAACCAAATTGCAAAAAAGTCGCGACTAAATTAAACCCATGACTCCAAAAATACTCGTAAACCCTAATTAATGACGCCAAAAACCAAGTTATCCGACTTTACGGTGGCTGAAATTGAAACGGCCATCAAAAATGCGCCTCCAACGGCCAGATTACACATTGCCTCCCTAAAAAATGAACTTGCGCTCCGGATAAAACGGCAAGAATCGGCATTAGATTTTATGAAATTTGTGGAAGAAGTATGGCCAGGCTTCATTCATGGGCGACATCACGAAAAAATGGCCAGAGCCTTTGAAAGGGTAGCAAATGGAGATATTAAGCGTCTTATTATTAACATGCCTCCTCGTCATACTAAATCTGAGTTTGCTTCTTACCTGCTACCTGCGTGGTTCTTGGGACGATTTCCTCATAAAAAGGTTATCCAGACATCCCACACTGCTGAATTGGCTGTTGGGTTTGGACGAAAAGTCAGAAACTTGGTGGATTCCGAGACCTATAAGCGACTATTTCCGGCGGTTGAACTACAGTCTGACTCTAAAGCTGCTGGGCGGTGGAACACTAACCATGGCGGAGACTATTTTGCTATCGGTGTTGGCGGTGCAGTCACGGGTAAAGGCGCTGACATCCTCATTATCGACGATCCTCACTCAGAACAAGAAGCAACCATAGCCGAAACCAACCCAGAGGTGTACGACAAGACCTACGAATGGTATACATCCGGTCCAAGACAGCGTTTACAGCCAGGTGGTGCCATTGTGATCGTGATGACGCGGTGGTCAAAGAAGGATTTAACGGGTCAGGTGGTCAAAGCGGCGGCGCAGCGACAGGGTGAAGACTGGGAAGTGATTGATTTTCCTGCGATTTTGCCTTCTGGAGAGCCTCTATGGCCTGAGTTTTGGAAACTTGACGAGCTAACTGCGCTACGGCAGGAGTTACCCAACGCCAAATGGCAGGCGCAGTACATGCAGCAGCCCACAAGCGACGTCTCGGCGATTATTAAGCGGGAGTGGTGGCAGTGGTGGGAGGACGACAGCCCTCCGTTCTGTGACTTCCTCATCCAGTCCTGGGATACGGCGTTCCTAAAGACCGAGCGAAGCGACTACAGTGCGTGTACGACGTGGGGAGTCTTTTATGCGCCAGATACGAACGGCCGGGAGCAAGCTAACATTATTGCCCTCAATGCGTTTAAGAAAAGGATGGAGTTTCCAGAACTTAAACAACGCGCGTATGAAGAATGGAGAGAATGGGACCCAGATAGCCTGATTGTGGAAGCAAAAGCGGCGGGTTCTCCGTTAATATTTGAGTTAAGAGCGATGGGTATCCCGGTGCAGGAATATACACCATCAAAAGGCAATGATAAGATAGCGAGATTGAATGCTGTTGCAGACATTTTTGCAAGTGGTAGAGTGTGGGTACCAAGAACGCACTGGGCGGAGGAATTAGTCGAGGAAGTAGCCTCGTTCCCGTCTGGAGAGCATGACGACTTGGTGGACTCACTGACCCAGGCATTGCTACGGTTTAGAAGAGGTGGATTTATTCGGTTGGCTTCAGATGAAGAAGATGAACCAAGAGAGTTTAGACGCAAAGTTGCGTATTACTAAGGAAATATTATGGCAATAGAGAAAGCGCTATACCAACTCCCACAAGGAATCGAAGCCTTGGCGGCAGAAGAATCGGAAATTGAGATTGAGATTGAGGATCCTGAGTCGGTAAAGATTGGTGTTGATGGGTTAGAGATTGAGATTGAGCCCGCTAAAGAAACAGACGAAGATTTTGATGCCAACCTTGCAGAATACATGAGCGAGGGTGAGTTAACTAGTTTAGCTGGTGAATTGATTGGTGATTTTGATTCTGATATTGGTAGTAGAAAAGATTGGATTCAAACCTATGTTGATGGCCTAGAGTTACTCGGTCTAAAGATCGAAGAAAGAACAGAACCTTGGGAAGGTGCTTGTGGTGTGTACCATCCCATCCTTAGTGAAGCGCTAGTCAAGTTCCAATCGGAAACGATGATGTCTACATTCCCCGCAGCGGGACCCGTTAAGACACAGATTATTGGTAAAGAAACCACCGAGAAAAAAGAAGCCGCCGAGCGTGTCAAAGATGACATGAACTACCAGTTAACCGATGTGATGCAGGAGTACAGACCTGAACACGAGAGAATGTTGTGGGGCTTAGGCCTTGCAGGTAACGCGTTTAAAAAGATTTATATTGACCCGGCGCTTGATCGTCAGGTTGCCATGTTTGTTCCCGCAGAAGACATTGTGGTGCCCTATGGCGCCTCTAGTTTAGAGACTGCAGAACGTATTACTCACGTAATGCGCAAGACCGAGAACGATTTAAAACGGCTACAACATGCGGGTTTTTATCGCGATGTAAATTTAGGTGAACCCAACAACGTCCTTGATGAAGTAGAAAAAAAGATTGCAGAGAAGTTAGGTTTTAGAGCTACAACGGATGACCGCTACAAAATTCTTGAGATGCACGTTGAGTTAGACCTTACTGGTTATGAGCACAAAGATAAAGACGGAGAAGAAACTGGCATTGCCCTACCATATGTTGTAACGATTGAGAAAGGCAGCAACACAATTTTAGCAATCCGTCGTAATTGGGAGGAAGACGATGAAACGCATCAAAAGAGACAACACTTCGTCCATTACGGATACATCCCTGGTTTCGGTTTCTATTGTTTTGGTCTCATTCATCTTATTGGGGCTTTTGCTAAGTCTGGTACCTCTATGCTTCGACAGCTTGTCGATGCTGGAACCCTCTCAAACTTGCCGGGCGGCTTTAAGACCCGTGGCTTGCGAATAAAGGGTGATGATACCCCAATCGCTCCTGGAGAGTTTAGAGATGTAGACGTTCCGTCTGGAACCATGCGGGATAACATCCTACCCCTTCCATACAAAGAGCCTTCTATTGTATTGGCTCAACTGCTTGATAAGGTAATTCAAGAAGGCCGTGCGTTTGCTTCAGTAAGCGACATGAAGGTTTCTGACATGAGCGCGAATGCGCCGGTAGGCACCACATTGGCAATCTTAGAAAGAACTTTAAAGGTAATGAGTGCGGTTCAAGCACGTATCCATTACTCCATGAAGCGGGAGTTTAAGCTCCTAAAGAAAATTATTGCAGAGTACACCCCAGAAGAATACAGCTATGTACCAGTTGAAGGCTCGCCTCGCGCGAAGAGATCGGACTATGACAATGTTGAGGTTATACCGGTTTCGGACCCTAATGCAGCAACGATGGCGCAAAAAATTGTTCAGTACCAAGCGGTACTCCAGTTGGCGCAACAGGCTCCTCAACTCTACAACATGCCCCTCTTACATCGTCAGATGCTTGATGTGCTCGGAATTAAAAACGCGGCAAAGCTGGTGCCTATGGAAGACGACGAGAAGCCAACGGATCCGGTTACCGAGAATATGAATGTCTTGCGTGGCAAGCCAGTAAAAGCCTTTATGTATCAGGACCACCAGGCACATATTCAAGTGCATACTACCGCAATGCAGAACCCTAAGATCCAACAAGTTTTAGGTATGAACCCACAGATTGCCCAGGTGATGCAGGCGGCAATGACTGCCCATATTAATGAGCACGTGGGGATGGAGTACCGCAAACAGATTGAGGCAACTCTTGGCGTTAATATTCCTGTTATTGATGAAGAAGATGAAGAGCGAGTATTACCTAAGAGTGTTGAAGTTGAATTGTCTCGTCTCATGGCTCAGGCCAGCTCCAAACTGCTTGGTCAAGCCCAACAAGAAGCTCAAGCCCAAATGGCGCAGCAGCAAGCACAGGACCCACTCATCCAAATGCAAATGCAAGAGCTCCAGATTAAACAAGCAGAGCAGCAACGTAAAGTAACAAAGGATCAAGTTGACGCGATACTCAAGGCACAACAAATTGCCGTTGACCAAGAGCGTGTGGCTACACAAGCCAAAAATGACGCAGATCGAAACAAGTTTGACGCCTTAAAGACCGCAGCACAAATGCGAGATGAAAAGGAGAAGATGTTTATTAAAGAAGCTTTTGAAACACTAAGGCCTGAAAAGGAAAAGAAACCTAAGAAAGGTGACTAATGGATGCATTTGATGTTCTAGTACAAGAACTAGATAGAGAACTCGTACAAAAACGGGATTGGGTAGCAAGCGGACAAGCCAAAGACTTTGCCGACTACCAAAGGATGTGTGGTGAGATACACGGTCTGCTCATCGCGCGGCAAGAAGTATTAGACCTGAAACAAAAGATGGAGCACTCTGATGAGTAATCTAGATTTATCACAAGCAATAGATCTAACAGCAGTATTGAATAAAGAAGCAGAAGAAAAAGCAAAGCAGTTACCAAAACCACAAGGCTATAGGATTCTTTGTGCTATTCCAGAAGTGGAAAAAGAATTTGATAGCGGGCTAGCAAAAGCGGACGAAACCCTTCGTTATGATGAGTTATTGACCACTGTATTGTTTGTCGTGGATTTAGGTCCTGATTGCTACAAAGATCCGGCCCGTTTCCCCAATGGTGCTTGGTGTAAAAAAGGCGATTTTGTCTTAGTACGACCAAACGCAGGTACACGTCTTGTTATTCATGGTCGTGAATTTCGTATTATTAATGATGATTCTGTTGAGGCGGTTGTTGACGACCCTCGCGGAATTAGTCGTAAGTTTATTTAAAGGAGCTAACAAAAATGGCTGAAATGGAAAAAGTAGAATTTGAGTTTCCAGACGAAGCAGAGGCAAAAGGCAAGGAAGAAGCGCCCCCTGCTGAAGAGCTGGAAGCTAAAGGTAGTCCAGAAATAGAGATTGAAATTGAAGACGATACCCCACCGGAAGACCGGGGCCGTCAGCCTTTACCCAAGGAATTGGTTGAAAAGCTAGAAGTTGATGAGCTAGACAAATACAGTTTGGAAGCTAAAGAAAAACTTGTGCAGATGAAAAAGGTCTGGCATGACGAGCGCCGCCGTGCGGATTCTTCAGATAGAGAGCGCCAAGCGGCTATTGATGCTGCTCAACGTTTGATGCAGGAAAACAAGCGAATTAAGGATTTACTCTCTAATGGGGAAAAAGAATACGTTGTTGCCATGAAAACAGCGGCTGATTTACAGCTAGAAATGGCTAAAAAATCCTATAAAGAGGCTTACGAGGGGGGTGATAGCGAAGGCATGATGAATGCTCAGCAATCTATTACAAACGCCACTTTGCAGCTTGATAGAATAAAAAACTTCAAAATGCCCGCTTTACAAGAAGAAAGAAATGAGGTACAAATACCTCAACAGACTGAAAAAGCTCCAGAACCCGACAAAAAGGCAACGGAATGGCAAGAAGACAACCCTTGGTTTGGTCAAGATGAAGAAATGACCGCAACCGCGCTTGGTTTACATGAAAAACTTAAGCGAAATGGTGTTACTATCGGTTCTGACGAGTATTACAAACGTATTGACGAAACAATGCGTAAACGATTCCCAGAGCAATTTGAGGAACCGGAGGTTGAGAAACCGACAGCCGAACCTGTCCGGAAATCAAGTAACGTAGTCGCACCTGCAACGCGCAGCACATCCCCCAAACGGATAAAACTGACAAACACACAAGTTGCATTAGCGAAGAAGTTAGGACTAACCCCGGAGCAATATGCTCTTGAAATCAAAAAACTGGAGGCCCAAAATGGCTGAAAAAAGAATTGACCGCGAAGTAGAAACCCGAGCAACCTTAGAGCGTCCCAAGCAGTGGGCGCCCGCGGAGTTGTTACCAGAGCCAGACAAACAGGCTGGGTATGCTTATCGCTGGATTCGTGTTGCATCTTTAAATAACCCTGACCCACGTAACCTATCTGCCAAACTCAGAGAAGGTTGGGAACCAGTGTCAATGGAAGAGCAGCCTGCATTACGACTGCTAGCTGATCCCAATAGTCGTTATAAAGACAACATTGAGATTGGCGGGTTGTTACTTTGCAAGACCCCGCTTGAGTTTGTTGAACAGCGTAACAAATACTACTCTGATCAAGCAGATGCTCAAATGAAGGCTGTAGAGAACACTCTTATGCGCCAGAATGATCCTCGGATGCCTCTCTTCAATGAAGGGAAGGTTACGGTGGGTTCTTTTGGAAAAGGTTCTTAACTTATTAATTAGGAGTATCAAATGGCTTATCCAACCGTTTCAGCTCCCTATGGCTTACAACCAATCAACAGCGTAGATGGCAAACCCTACGCTGGTGCAACCCGTCAATTGCCAATCGCAAGTACTTATAACACTGCGATTTTTAACGGGGATATTGTTCGTGTAGCCGCAGGTGGCATTATTGAAAAATCGACTGTAACTGTTGACTCTACTACAGCAGCCGCAAACAACACTTATGGTGTGTTTATGGGTGTTCAGTATGTCAATGCTCAAGGTCAAACTGTCCAGGCTCAATACTATCCAGGTAATGCCGCTGCTACCAGCGCTGTTGCTTATGTAGTTGATGATCCAATGGCAGCCTTTAAAGTAGCGGTTACTTTTAGTGGTAACGCAACTGTTACTACAGTTAACCGAAGCATTGTTGGTACCAACATGTCTGTACGTCAAGGCACTGGCTCTACTACCACTGGTGATTCCGCTGTTTCTGTTTATGCAACCAATGCAGAAGGCAACGCAGCAGCTCTTCCAGTTCGTGTAGTTGAAGTAGTTCCAGAAACTGCTACTAGCTCTACGGCCTTCACTGAAGTAGTAGTGAAGCTCAACAACCCACAAATCCTCCGTGCAGCCGCACTGGATTACACAGCTTAAGGAGCTTAGAAAATGGCTATTTCTCGTGCCCAACTACTCAAAGAGCTCCTCCCAGGCCTGAATGCATTGTTCGGTTTGGAGTACGCTCGCTATGGTGAAGAACATAAAGAGATCTATGAAACAGAGACCTCTGAGCGTTCTTTTGAAGAAGAAACTAAACTGTCTGGCTTCTCAGCTGCACCAGTCAAAAACGAAGGTTCTGCCATCGCTTATGACAATGCACAAGAGGCTTTCACAGCTCGCTATACCCACGTAACGATTGCTCAAGGTTTCTCCCTAACGGAAGAGGCAATTGAGGACAACTTATATGACAGCCTATCTGGTCGTTATACCAAGGCGTTAGCTCGTTCCATGGCGTATACCAAGCAAGTTCGTGCTGCTTCTGTATTAAATACTGGCTTTACCGCTGCTGTTGGTGGTGATGGTCAGCCTTTATTTAGTGCAAGCCACCCCTTGGTTTCTGGCGGTACTAACAGTAACATCCCAGCAACCCCTGCTGATTTAAACGAGACTTCTTTGGAAGCCGCCGTTATTCAAATTAGCTTGTGGACTGATGAGCGTGGACTGTTAATCGCTTCTAAACCACGTAAGTTGATCGTTCCACCTTCATTACAGTTCGTTGCAACTCGTTTGCTAGAAACCGAACTCCGTGTTGGTACTAACGACAACGACATCAACGCAATCAAGAACAACGGTTCGATCCCAGAGGGTTACACCATTAACCACTATCTGACCGACACCAATGCATGGTTCTTGTGCACTGATGTACCTAACGGTATGAAGCACTTTGTTCGTACACCACTGCAAAACTCAATGGACGGAGACTTTGACACTGGGAACGTACGTTATAAAGCACGTGAGCGTTACTCATTTGGATTCTCGGATCCATTGGGAATGTTCGGTTCCGCAGGAGCCTAAAAATTGGGGGGAGAAATCCCCCCTTTTTGTTTTGTTTGTAGTAAGATTTCAATATAGGGTAATTAGTCTGTCAAACTGCTTCCAACCCTAAAGCAGACGCATACACGATTGGCAGGCGGAACTTTGTATGAAGGACAATTTAAAATGGCAACAGCAACTACCTCAGCCGTATGGCGCTCCACTGGTGGAGATCAAACACGCACTGCAGAAGCAGGCTCCATGGTTATGGCAGTCCCTTTCTATATTGCTAATACTGCAGCAACTTCAAATGTGGTAATTTCTTCAGCTACTGGCTCTCCAGCGGTAATTCTTCCAGCTGGCGCAGTTGTGACTGAAGTTATTGTTTCTAGCGGTGGCGGCGGTAATGCTACAGCTAACGTAGGGTTTACCCCACTAATTGGCGTTGGTCCTGGTCAAACTACCACTTTAGGCTCAAACGTTCCTGCGGCTTTTGTTTCTGCTGGTAACGTATCTGCTCGTGTAACTATTGTTACTGGCGGTACAGGTGGCGGTGCTTCTTTAGGTAACGTAGCTAACGCAACTAACTTAGTTGTTGTTACTAATACCCAAGGTGCTGCTAATGCGATTGCTGGTGTGGTAAGTGGACGAATCATTTATCACGTAGCTGACGCTGGTCAACAAAGCGCCTAATTAGGAGGCTCTTATGGGCATGCAATATGACGTTTTAGCAGTACATGCGGATGGAGACGTTCAAGCTGTTGTAGGACCGCTTAGGGTTAAAGCGTATCAATTAGCTCCTGGTGGAACTGCTGGTGAAATTAAGTTTTTTGATACTGCAGCTAATTCCGCTACAGGAACTGAGCGTTTAACACTAAATATCACTACAAATACAGCTGTTATTTCTACACTGGTACCTGGTGAGGGTATTCGTTTTACTGATGGTTTGTATTTAGACTTACCAGCTAATGCTGCAATTACAGTATTTTATGGCTAAATCCCCTGCATGGACTCGCAAAGAGGGTAAGAACCCTGAAGGTGGCTTAAATGCTAAGGGGCGAGCTTCGTACAACGCAGCCAATCCTGGTAAGCCTGGACTCAAACGTCCACAACCAGAAGGCGGTTCAAGACGTGATTCGTTCTGTGCCCGCATGAAGGGTATGAAGAAAAAACTCACATCTGCTAAAACTGCTAATGACCCAGACTCACGCATCAACAAGTCCCTACGGGCTTGGAACTGCAAAGAAGGCGGATCAGTTCGTGGGGGTGGCTGCGAGGTTCGTGGTAAAACTAAAGGACGGATGGTATGAAAGACCATTTAACTGAGGGCACTAAGCACGTTCTAGACGGGCTATCTTTGGTGACAGTACTAGGAACCCTTGTGGATATATTGCCTGCGGTAGCGGCTTTATTTACGATTGTTTGGACAGTAATTCGTATTTATGAAACCAAAACAGTTCAAGGATGGATTAATCGTGCCAAGCGTAAGTAAGAAACAACATAATTTCATGGCAGCCGTGGCTAAAAACCCTAGCTTTGCTAAGAAAGTAGGAGTCCCTGCTAAAGTCGGGCAGGAGTTTTTAACCGCCGATAAAGGCAAAAAATTTAGAGAGGGTGGTATGGCACTTAAACCAGTAGACTCAGAAGACAATCCAGGATTATCTAAATTACCAACCGAAGTACGTAACAAAATGGGATACGCAAAGAAAGGCGGACTTATGAAACATTCAGATATTGCCAAAGATATGCCAATGATGAAAAAGGTTGCTACCGCTGCCGTTAAAGGCCATGAAAAGAAAATGCATGGTATGGCTAAGGGTGGCGTAACCCGTGCTGATGGTTGCGTTATGAAGGGCCATACAAAGGGCAAGATGATTGCTATGAAGAAAGGTGGGATGTGCTAATGAAAAAGAAAATGCGTAAATTTGAAGAGGGTGGCGAAATAGAATTTGAATCTAAAATGGGGCAAAACCCTCAGATTGATGACATGACCCGCGCCCGTGCTCAAGATTATGTTGAGGAAATGCAAAGACCTGCTCCTGAGATTGAAACCAGAGAAGCCCCAAAAGCTAAAAAATCTGCTCCAAAACCTCAGCCTAAAGCAGAACCTAAAGCAACTCCAAAAGCAGAACCTAAAGCAACTCCAAAAGCAGAGGCAAAGAAAGAAGAACCTTCTTTTTTTAAAGGCACTAAAGGATATAAAAATCTTGGAGCGTTGTTTAAGTCTATGAGAGAAAAAGCCGGTATTACTAGCTACAAATCTGGTGGTTCGGTATCTTCTGCTTCTTCTCGCGGTGATGGGTGTGCTATTCGTGGTAAAACCAAAGGTAGAATGGTATGAGAGCCAGCCGAGGAATGGGCGCTATAGCCCCTTCTAAGATGCCTAAAAAGAAGGTTATTACCCGTAGAGATAACCCCGACGCGGTAGATATGTATAAAGAAGGTGGACAGACCAAGTCCAAGGTGAACGAAGCTGGTAACTATACCAAACCAGGACTACGTAAACGGATTTTTAATAGTATTAAAGCTGCTGCTGTGCAAGGCACTGGTGCTGGTCAATGGTCAGCCCGTAAAGCTCAGTTGATGGCTAAACGATATAAGGCGGCTGGCGGTGGGTATAAATGAGTGGATTGGCAAAATCGCAACGTTCTTTAAAAGCTTGGGGAGACCAGAAGTGGACAACCAAGTCGGGGAAAAAGTCGTCCGAAACCGGCGAAAGGTACCTACCCAAGAAAGCAATCGAAGCCCTAAGCCCGCAGGAATACGCAGCAACAACAAAAGCAAAGCGGGCGGGAAAAGCACAGGGAAAACAGTTCGTGCCTCAGCCACCAAAGGTAAAAGCAAAAGTAAAACCGTATAGGAAAATATGACTACTACAGGGACTACCGCCTTTAACCTAGACATGAACGACCTCATTGAGGAAGCGTTTGAGCGTTGTGGTCTTGAAGTTCGTTCTGGATATGACTTCCGTACTGCACGGCGATCTTTGAATCTGCTTACTATTGAGTGGGCAAACCGTGGCATTAACTTGTGGACAGTTGAGCAAGGACAGATTCTAATGAACACAGGTCAGGCTATTTATCCTATCCCCGTAGATACAATTGACCTCTTGGATACTGTGGTGCGTACTAATAATGGTCAGGGTAACAATCAGATTGACATCAATATTAGCCGCATTAGTGAGTCTACATACATCACCATACCTAATAAAAACGCTACAGGGCGCCCCATTCAGGTTTGGATTAACCGACAGTCAGGCAATGTGGCAAACGTCCCACAGGCTACTATAGCCGTTGGAAACCCTATAACATCTACGGATCAGACCACAATTACTTTAACAAATGCCGCTAATTTACCCACACAAGGGTTTATTAATATCGGTAACGAAACTATTGGGTACCAGAACATTGTAGGTAATCAAATACTTAACGCTTGGCGTGGGCAAAATGGCACTACAGCTACCACTCATTTGGCTGGGGCGGATGTTTACACCAACAACTTGCCATGTATTAACGTCTGGCCCACCCCCAACCCACCTGGAACCCAATATACCTTTGTGTATTACAGGATGCGTAGAATCCAAGACGCAGGTACGGGCATTAGGACTCAGGACATTCCGTTCCGTTTTATCCCTTGCATGGTGGCGGGTTTGGCTTATCAACTAAGTACCAAAATGCCTGGGGTTGATCCTAATAGAATTATGATGCTTAAAGCCGATTATGAACAACAGTGGACATTAGCAGAGCAAGAGGATCGGGAAAAAGCCGCTATTCGGTTTGTGCCACGTAACTCGTTTTATTATAGATAAATGATATGCCAAGTAAATTTGCTTCAGGTAAGTATGCAATTGCGGAGTGCGACAGATGTGCACAGCGGTATAAGCTTACGGAGTTAAAGATACAGATATTAAAGACAAAACCGTATCAAGTTAAGGTTTGTCCGTCTTGTTGGGATCCAGATCAGCCTCAGTTGTCCCTAGGCTTGTATCCAGTAAACGATCCACAGGCGGTGCGGGAGCCAAGACCAGACGTGAGTTATTTAGTATCAGGACAAAGTGGCTTGCAGATTAACCAGACGGGCATTGGCCCAGATGGTTTTGGTAGCCCAGAAATGGGTAGTAGAGTAATACAGTGGGGTTGGAATCCAGTCGGGGGCAGTAGAGGACCTGATGCAGGTTTAACCCCAAATGACTTGGTACAACAAGTAATTATTGGTACAGTAACGATAGAGATAACTTAAGGAGTTAAAAATGTATAAAAAAGGCGCAGATGGCATTACTAAAACGGGTAAAACCGAAGGTAAAAACTTAGGTGATTCAGGCCCGTCAGTAGGCATTGAGAAGGGTCCAAAGAAGAATTCTGGCCCAATGAACAAAAACATGAAGACTATGGGTCGCAATATGGCTCGGATAATGAACCAAAAGAAATCTGGAAGGGGTCGATAATGGCTAAGTTCTCTATGAAAAAAGGCGGTAAGGAAGTAGGACCTGCTGAGGTTTATGCCCCACCGCACACTATGGATGGTAAGGCTACTAGCATCGTTGCAGACAGTGCTTACACTCCTGGCGCTAAAGTAATGGACACAATGAATATGTCTGTTGGCGGTATTAGTAAGGGCAATTACCCTCCTGAGAATCGTTACGGCAAGATTCAAATGCGTGGTACTGGCGCTGCTACTAAAGGCAAAATGTCTAGTGGGAAAATGGGCTAATGAACTACGCTCAGTTAACGCAAGCGATTATTGATTACACCGAGTCCTCTGAACAGGCTTTTGTAGACAATATTCCGCTGTTTGTCCAGCAGTGTGAAGAGCGGGTTTATAACGCCGTTCAGATCCCAGCTATTCGTAAGAATCAGACTGGAAACTTCACTCAGGGTGACAAATACCTTGCGTTACCAAGCGACTACTTGGCATCGTTCTCTATGGCGGTCATATTGGCTGATGGGTCTCAGGAGTTTTTAATTGATAAAGATGTTAACTTTATTCGTCAAGCCTACCCAAGCCCAACTGATGAGGGCACCCCTCGTTACTATGCTCAGTTTGAGCCATATACGTACATTATTGGCCCGACTCCAGATCAAAACTACAATGTAGAACTGCACTACTACTATTACCCACAGTCTATTGTTATTGCTGGGACATCTTGGTTAGGTGATAATTTTGAAACTGTATTGTTGTATGGTTCGTTAAGAGAAGCCGTGATCTTCCAAAAGGGGGAGCAAGACATGGTTAGTTACTACGAAGCCAAATACCAAGAATCCTTAGCGTTGCTCAAAGAGTTGGGTGATGGTAAAGATAGAAGAAGCGCATACCGTGATGGACAGCTCAGGCTGCCCGTACCTGGACCTGTTAGATAATTTTAGGAGCAAAAAATGGCAATCACCCAAGGAATGGCTACATCGTTCAAGGTTCAACTCTTGAATGGTCAGCAAAATTTTTCAGCAAATACGTTTAAATTGGCGCTGTATACCAGCTCAGCTAGTTTGGATGAAAATACAACTGCATATTCCACAAGCAATGAAGTGCCTTCAACAGGTAACTACTCGGCTGGTGGCAATACTTTATCGGTTAGCGTAACCCCAACAAATACTGGAAACGTGGCTTTTATCTCGTTCTCTAATACTTCTTGGTTAAACGCAACGATTACCGCTAACGGTGCTTTGATTTATAACGCCAACTTAGCAAATGCTGCTGTGGCGGTCTTAGCGTTTGGTGGGGATAAAACATCGACTAACGGTACTTTCGCAGTTAATTTCCCAACCGCTGATGCAACCAACGCAATTATTCGTTTGACCGCTAGTTAAGGAGCTTGAATGGCTCTGATCTTAAAAGATCGTGTTAAAGAAACCACTACTACAGTTAGTACTGGCCCAGTAACACTTCTTGGCGCTGCTGATGGATACCAATCCTTTGCCTCTATTGGCGATGGAAACACAACCTATTACACCATTACTGCCCAAATTGGCACGGAATGGGAAGTTGGTATTGGTACATACACGTCTAGCGGAACTACTTTAAGTAGAGATACAGTTCTTTCTTCTAGCAACGGAGGATCACTTGTTAACTTCTCAGCGGGCACCAAAGACGTATTTGTCACTCAGCCATCTGGAAAAGCCGTTTACACCGATGCTACAAATATCGTTAATACGTCTGGCAATGCTACGACAACGGTTACTTTTACACAAGTTAACACCACAAATCTAGTTGCCAACACGGTTACGTTAACAGCTGGAACGATTACCACCAATGCTTCAAATGCAACTGACATTACCAACAAGACTTATGTAGACGGGCTTTTTTCCACTGGTATTTCATACCACGAGCCTGTTTTAGTTGAGTCTCCAACGGCTTTAGTTGCTGTTTATAACCAGCCAAACGGTGCTGGAAATGGTGTAGGCGCAACCCTGACTAATTCTGGGTCAAACGTAGCCCTTGTGGTTGATGGTGTAACGCTATCCAATACAGCTCGTGTTCTTGTATACCAACAGTCCAATGCAGTACATAACGGTGTTTATACAGTTACTAATCCAGGAAATGTGTCAGCACAATGGGTTTTAACTCGTGCAACTGATGCCGATACTTTTGGTCTTGCAAACCCCAATACACTGGGACAGGGTGATGCGTTCTTTGTTCAATCGGGTAACACGGGTGCGGGTGAGACATACATCTGTAACACCGTAGGTACGATTACTTTTGGCACAACCAATATTACGTTTGCGCAGATTAGTTCTGCTCAGGTTTATGCAGCTGGTACGGGGCTTAACCTTTCTAACTTAACATTTAGTATTGCTAATACAGCTGTTACGGCGGCTCAATATGGTAACGATGGGGCTGTTGGACAATTTACAGTTAATGCTCAAGGTCAGATTACCAACGCTGCTAACGTATCAATTAACGCTTCTAGCATTACTGTAGGTACGCTAGACAACGCCAGAACTACCGCTAATTCTTCTAACGGCGCTAATACCATCGTATTGCGGGATGCTAACGGCTCGTTTAATGCCAACGTAGTTACTGCTACTACAGTCAATGCAACGACTGGTAACTTCACCAACATTACTGCCAATGCCGCAGGTTTAACAGACATCAATGCTTCAAACATTACTAGCGGCACGATCTCAAATGCCCGTACAACTGGCGATACAGCTAACAGCGCAAACACAATAGTCCTTCGGGATGCCTCTGGCAACTTTGGCTCTAACGTCATTAGCGCCTCTTTGTTTAGCGGTGACGGGTCTGGGATTAATGCAATTAACGCAAGCAACATCTCATCTGGAACCATAGCTAACGCTCGTACTACAGCGGCTTCTGCTAATGGAGCTTCTACGATTGTTCTACGAGATTCAAGCGGTAGCTTTGAGGCTAACCTAGTTAACGCAGTATCCCTTAGTGGTAACGCTGCAACAGTGACAGGTATTAACGCCTCCAACATTGCTTCAGGGACTATTGATAATGCCAGGACTACTGCTTCTTCTGCCAATGGTGCTTCCACTATTGTGCTTCGTGATACTAACGGGTCTTTTTCCGCTAACGTAGGAACATTTACTTCTATATCAGGTAACGGCGTTGCACTGACCGCAATTAATGCTTCTAACATCTCAAGCGGCACTATTGCAAATGCTAGAACTACAGGCAACACTGCTAACAGTGCAAATACTTTGGTTCTCAGGGACGCTAGTGGTAACTTTGCGTCTAACGAAATTAGTGGTGAAGAAGTTATTGCAACCAACGGTGTGTTTATCAACAACCAGACGATGGGCAGTAGCTACTCCATGCCATTAGGTTATAGCGGAATGTCCACTGGACCATTCACCATCGGTAGTGGTGTGACTTTTACAATTCCGTCTGGCTCACGCCACGTAGTTTTATAAGGAAAGAACATGGCAAATTTAGTTATCAGTGGGGATACCAGCGGCAGCGTTACTCTTGCAGCACCAGCCGTATCTGGTACTACTACGCTTACTCTGCCAACCACAACAGGAACTTTAATTGTAAATAGCGGAGCGCAGACTATTGAGTTTGCAGCTGGCACAGTATCCTTACCCTCTATCACAACCACAAGCGATACCAACACAGGTATTTTCTTCCCCGCAGCCGACACTATTGCCTTTACAGAAGGTGGTGTTGAGAGTATGCGTATTGATGCGTCAGGAAATGTTGGAATTGGTGTTACTCCTGGTTCTTGGTCTGCTTACAAAGCACTTGAAGTTGGATTAAATACTTCATTAGCAGGTAATACTAGTGGTTCAGCTGCACTTCTTAGTTCAAATGCCTTGTTTGACGGAAGTAGTTATAAATACATTACTACAGACGCAGCTTCACAATACCAACAAAACACAGGTGAGCATATTTGGCGCACAGCCGCATCAGGTTCAGCAGGGGCTACCCTTACATTCTCCGAACGGATGCGTATTAACTCTAGTGGTAATTTGTTGGTAAATACTACAACAGTTAGAAATTCTGGAATAATTTCTATTGATTTTGCTGGAAATTCAGCTGGAGGTCTTGGTATAAATGACACAGACTCGGTTAATGGTGGTGTATATGCTAGCTTTCTAAGTGGTGGAACATTTAGAGGCTCAATAACTAATAACAATAATACTGCCGTAGCTTATAACACCACTTCTGACTACCGCTTAAAAGAAAACATTGCACCAATGACAGGTGCTTTAACTAAAGTTGCACAATTAAAACCTGTTACTTATGTATGGAAATCTAATGGTTTTGCTGGTCAAGGCTTTATTGCTCACGAACTACAAACTGTAGTGCCTGAGGCTGTAACTGGCGAAAAAGATGCTGTAGATAATAAAGGGAATCCTAAATACCAAGGTGTTGATACATCATTCTTAGTTGCCACACTAACCGCCGCAATTCAAGAACAACAGCAAATTATCAACGACCTCAAAGCCCGCATAGAAACTTTGGAGAATACATAATGTCATCAGTTATATCGGCATCCACAACTAGTACGACAGCCCTAACGCTGTCTGGTGATACCAGCGGTCAATTAGAGATCAAAACAGGTGCATCGCCGACTACAGCGGTGACGATTGATACAAATCAGAATGTAGGTATTGGTACAAATACACCTGCAAATTATGCTGGATATAAAACACTAACAATTAATGGAACTTCAACTGGTGGTGAAATTGATTTACAAGCCGCAGGAACACAAGTAGCTTTTTTTGCCGCAAGTAATGGTTCTACTGGTTTTGGTTCTACTGTTTCTACACCTTTAATTTTTTATACCAATAATTCAGAACGGATGCGTATTGATTCGTCAGGCAATGTTGGTATTGGTACTACTTCTGTTACAAGTGGTTGGAGGTTTGAATCAAAAGGTGGACTTCCAGCTTTATTTAATGCTGATAGCACAGCCAATACTGCAAGCTATGGTGGCGTTGTGTTTTATAGACCAACAAATACTACTAGCAATGGAAATGGATTTGCATTTCGATTTAATAACTCAAGCAGCGCACAAGCAGAATATGGTTATATTGGTGGTTTAATAGAAACCAATACTGCTGGTTCAGAAGCAGGGTCAATAGTTTTTTCGCCAAGCAATGCTGGTACTAGAACAGAACGGATGCGTATTCTTTCTGGTGGTTCAGTCGGTATTAATACATCAAGTCCAACAAACAATTTAACCATTGATACTAAAGCATTTAATTATACAAATGGTATTGATATTACTAACAGCACCGATTGGGGCTATGGTAGTTCTGTTAATTTTAGAGCAATCACAACTTCTGGCGGTTCGTTAGATACTGTTTCTAGGGTTCAACAATTTTGGGAAGCAACCAATAAATTTGGAATGGGGTTTTGGACATACGATAGTGGTCTTACAGAACGGATGCGTATTACCTCTGGTGGTGAAGTTTATATTGCTGGAACAACCGACCAAGGAGCATATAACCTTCAATGTAATGGCACAGGAGTTTGGGGTGCTGGTGCTTATGTCAATGGTTCAGATGCTCGGATTAAAGAAGATATTGCACCAATCCAATCAGGGCTTGATGTTGTAGAAAAACTCAATCCTGTAACTTATCGCTACAAAGAAGAATGGTCAAAAGACCAAAGCACACAAACAGGCTTTATTGCTCAAGAACTATTAACTGCTCTTGAAGGCGAAGTTTATGTTGATGGCGTAGTGCAACAAGGTGGTGAATATATGAGTGTTGCTTATCAAAACATAATACCTATTTTGACTAAAGCAATTCAAGAACTAAACGCTAAAGTAGATGCACAAGCAGTCCGCATCGCTGAATTAGAATCTAAATAAGGAGCTAAATAGTATGCCGCTAATTTTGAACGGATCCACAGGAATCTCAGGCATTGATGGCTCTGCTGGTACACCGTCTTACCAAGGAAATGATTCTAATACAGGTATTTTTTACCCAGCAGCCGACACCATAGCGTTTGCTGAGGGTGGTGTTGAAAGTATGAGGATTACTTCAGATGGTCGATTAGGTATTAACAACTCTAACCCATCAAGACAACTTCAATCGACTATCAATGTATCAACTGCTTATGGCGATTTTGATGCCGCTTCAAATCAACTTTATTTAACAAATACGAATACAACAACTAGCGCATATACTGGTATTCAAATGGATGTTGGCTCTAACAGCCAATGTGCAATTAGTGCAATTCGTACTGGCGATGGCGAAGTAGCAATGGCTTTTGCTTCTAGAGTTGCAGGAGTTAGAGCAGAACGGATGCGTATTGACTCTAGTGGTAATGTAGGTATTGGTACAAGCACAATAACAAGCGGAGCAGGTTGGACACCTAGACTTGTTTTGAGCGGAACTAGTGCAGCGGCGGTTATTAAAGGAGCTAATTCTCAAGAAGTATCTGTTGGTTCTAGCAATGGAATGTATATTGATTGTTTAGGAAATACAACAGGCTCAAACAACAATATTATTTTTAGAAATACTGCTAGTAATTCTACTTTTTCTGCCTCAGAACGGATGCGTATTGACTCTAGTGGTAATGTAATGGTGGCAAAAACTGATACTGGTATCACAAATGTAGGTTGCGTTTTTAGAAGTGCTGGCGATATTAGAGTAACAACAAATGGAGGCGAATGTTTAATTCTTAATAGATTAACAAGCGATGGAACTTTGGTTGAGTTTTACCAAGACAGTGCACTTGAAGGAACAATCTCTGTTTCAGGCTCTACTGTTTCTTATAATGGTGGACACCTTGCTCGCTGGTCGCAACTACCTGACAATTCTAAAGACGACACAATCCTAAAAGGTACAGTAATGACCAACCTTGACGATATGTGCGTATGGACTAAAGATAGCACAGTTTTAGATAACGAACAGTTAAACAAGATGCAAGTTTCTAATGTTGAAGGCGATACAAATGTTGCTGGCGTATTTGTAAACTGGACTAGAGATGAGGATTGCAACTCAGACGATATGAATATTGCTATGACAGGCGATATGATTATTCGTATTGCACAAAATGTTGTAGTTCAAAAAGGTGATTTGCTTATGTCTGCTGGTGATGGAACTGCTAAACCACAAGGCGATGATATTGTTCGTTCTAAGACCATCGCTAAAGTAACTTCAAACTATGTAACTTGCACATACGCAGACGGTTCATACTGTGTGCCTTGTGTATTAATGGCTTGTTAATTAAGGAGAATTAGAATGGCAACATGGAACATTAATCAAACGAATTACGAAACCGCAAATGGTTTTATCACAACAGCGCATTGGACTTGCACAGAAGTTGATGGCGAATATAGTGCATCTGTATATGGCACTTGTGGCTTTAGTGGCACACCAACAATCCCTTATGCACAGGTAACAATGCAAGAAGTATTAGACTGGTGTTGGGCTGGCGGTGTCGATAAAGACGCTATCGAGGAATCTTTGACAGCTAATATTGCCCTACAAAAGAATCCAGTAGTGGAGTCAGGAACACCTTGGGCAAGCTAACAGCCTTTCTTTGTTAGCATTTTAGGAGAACGACATGGGCGAAAAACAAGCGAAACCCATTATGATAGATGGAAAAGAGTACGACACGAACACCTTTACAGAGGAACAAGTCATGCTCACCAACCATTGCCTAGACCTTGACAGAAAACTAGCCTCTACGCAGTTTCAAGCACAGCAGTTGCAAGTAGGAAAAGAAGCATTTTTGAAGATGTTAAAAGAGTCTTTGGAACAACCTAAAGGATAGTAATGTTTGCTGACATCCCATTTGCTGGCGCCCCGTTTGCCTCGCTAGGTGGGACGAATGTAGCTGTTGCTTTAACTGGCGTTACTGCTGTAGGTCAAGTAGGGGATGTCTCGATTCAGGGCGATGCCAATCTTGATTTAACGGGCGTTTCTGCCGTAGGACAGGTTGGTAATGTCATTGTAGAGGCTAGTGCTAATGCTCCTGTAACGGGTGTTCACAGCCCAGTCTTAGTTGGCACGGTTACCACCCAAACCGATAACTTTATTGACGTCACTGGGGTGTACGCTGTAGGGCGTATAGGTAACGTAGACGTTCAGGCTGGTGCGGTTGTTACGGTTACTGGGGTAGCTGCTATTGGAGTTACTGGCTCCGTCACGGTAACGGGTAGTGTAGTTGTAGACCTGACAGGCGTTAGTGCAGTAGGCCGACTAGGTAATGTAGACGTATCTGGTAGTGCGGTAATATTTGTTACAGGCGTCTATGCGGTAGGTCTAATTGGCAACGTCTCGGTCTCAGGTAATGCTGTAGTAAACGTGACAGGCGTCAAGGCTGTTGTTAAACTTAAGGTTGTAAACGTTTGGGGTGATATTAATACCGATCAGACACCTAACTGGGCGCCAATTGTGCCAGGCGCTGGTTCTGGATGGACAGAGATTACCCCTAGCCAAACGCCTAACTGGACAGATGTTTTAGTGCCTTCGGGCTTTGATAATTAAGGACATACCATGGCAAGTACATTTTCGCAGACACTACGGCTAGAGCTAATTGGCGATGGCGACCAGTCAGGTATCTGGGGTCAGACTACCAATACCAATTTAGGAACTCTACTAGAACAGTCTATTACAGGCGTTGTGTCTATTACTATGACCGATGCCAACTACACGCTAACTAACTTTAACGGCGTATCCGATGAAGCCCGTAACGCTGTTTTGGTGGTGGGTGGTACAAATGCTGCAGTGCGGGATATTATTGCTCCATTAGTTGAGAAGCTCTATGTGGTCAGGAATAATACTTCTGGTGGATTTGCCGTCAATATTCGTGCATCCAGCGGGTCTTCTGTATCCGTGCCTAATGGGGCGACTGTCTGGGTTTACTGCGATGGTACTAACTTTAATGCTGTTGGTACTGAGTCCGTAGGAAACTTTGAGGTCAACGGCAATCTATCTGTTACAGGTAACACCAACGCCCTAGCTGCCACTTATACAGGTAACGTAGTCGCTCTTAATTACTCAACCGCTGGCAACGTAACCGCAGCAAATTTTATTGGTGCTGGTTTAACCATAACTTCAATTAACGCATCAAATATAAGCGCTGGCACAATTGCTAATGCTAGAACCACGGCGTCTTCTTCTAATGGTGCATCAACCATTGTTACACGGGACTCTGGTGGAAACTTTACAGCTAATACTATAACAGCCAATTTAACAGGTACGGCTACTAACGCCACTAACGCCACCAATGCTACCAATGCCACTAACGCCACTAACGCTACTAACGCTACTTTTGCAACTAGCCCAGCTTCTGGCGGTTCATTCATAACTTCAAGCAATATAGGAAGTCAGTCGGTTGCCTTTGCTACCAACGCCACAAATGCCACAAATGCCACAAATGCCACAAATGCCACAAACGCTACAACAGCCTCAAATGCAAACGCAGTATTTGGTTTAACTAAATTAGGCTTGGGTATTACTGGGGAAGTTTGGAACGGTGTTACTGGGTCACGAGCGCTAAATATTACTTACACAAACTCCAATAGCTATCCAATTATGGTCATTGTTTCTGTTGGTTATCCAGCAACAGGTAGCAATTCTGTTAAATCTAGCGTAAATGGTCAAGACATTAATTATGAATCTGGTAATAACCAAACAGATACTGGGGACTCTCTTGGTTTTATAGTTCCACCTGGTGCAACATATGGCGTTATTGTAACTTCAGGAACACCGTCGCTTTCTAATTGGGTTGAACTATATTAAGGAACCAACATGATTAAAACTATTCAAGACTCTGTAGATGGTGGTGAATTTAAGCCACGCCATACGATTGAAATTTACTGCCCTAACTGTGGGTACGATGTTTCTGAAGCCGAGCTTGCAGCCAAGATGTGCAGTGATTGTGGGCATAGCCTTGAGGAACCAGAACAGCACGTAGCTATCGTGGTGGCAAATATGTCATTTGGTGGTTCAACACTCTGAGGCAAAGAACAGTGATATATGTCAGACGAACTCGGTTTATCGGCTGGTGCCAAGGGGATCAGCGAGGGGCTTAAGACTGGGCGTGAGGCTGGGCGGGAGATTGGTAAGAACATCGAGGATGTTCAAAAAGAAGCGGTAGATGTAGCGAAAGAACGGGCAAATGCCAAGATTCGTGAGCGCAGAGAAGCAGAGTTAAGGAAAGAACGGGCAATATTTAAAGCCCTTGAGGAGTACAAGCACCGTAAGAAGATTTCGGATGAGGAGTATAAGTTACGAATTGATTTTATTAAGCAGTACGGCACAAAAGAGTGGCAGAAGCTAATAGACATCAAGACGGAGATTGAGAAGCTAGAGAAGGAAGACCGCAAGTATTTTGATGCGGAGTTGTCAAAGGTTAGATGGGTGCAGTTCTGGTGCTTTTTAGCAGCGGGCTGGATTGCTTATTACATGGTATGGGGGTTTAAAAAATAATGTTTCCGTTAACAGCACTAGTAGACGTTGGGATGAAAGTCCTAGACAAGTTTATTCCCGACCCAGAAGCCAAAGCTAAAGCTCAAGCCGAGCTTCTTAAAATGCAACAAGAAGGCAGACTAGCTGAACTGAATGCCGATAATATCGAGGCTCAAGAGCTAACTAAACGCCAAGAAGCGGACATGAACTCAGACTCATGGCTATCTAAAAACATCCGCCCAATGACTTTAATCTTTATCTTGTTTGCCTACTTCTTATTTGCCATGATGAGCGCCTTTGGTAATAACGCCAATGAGAAGTATGTGGAGCTACTTGGTCAATGGGGTATGTTAATTATGTCCTTCTATTTTGGTGGGCGTACTTTGGAGAAGATTATGGATATGAAGTCAAAGGAAAAGAAAGATGCTTGAGTCGCAGTTACTTGCTCTAGGTATTGACGGTAAGTGGCTTGAACCGCTTAAAGAGACTTTTGAGAAGTACAACATTGATACGGCTAAGCGTCAGGCTGCCTTTATTGGGCAGTGTATGCACGAGTCTGGGGGCTTCAAGCTCCTTGAAGAGAACCTAAATTACAGCGCTAAGGCTTTGATGAACACATGGCCCAGCCGATTCCCAACGGAAGAAATGGCAAACCAGTATGCTCGTAATCCTGAAAAGATTGCCAATAAAGTATATGGTGGGCGCATGGGTAATGCGGATGAAAGCTCTGGCGAAGGCTGGAAGTACCGTGGTCGTGGTATCAAACAGCTGACTGGCAAAGAGAATTACCAGCGTTGTAGTGAGGCTTTGGGTGTGGATCTTGTCAGTGATCCTGATAAGTTATTAGATCCTAAATATGCGGCTTTAAGCGCTGGCTGGTTTTGGAACAAACATAATCTAAATGACTTGGCAGATAAGTCAGATATTGAGACAATGACAAAAAGGATCAATGGTGGCTTGCTTGGTTTGGATGCTAGAAAAGTTGCTATTGCTAAAGCCGAATCAATACTAGGGTAAACCCGTATGCCATTACAAAAATTACAGTTCCGCCCAGGAATCAACCGAGAAGGTACTGACTACTCTAACGAAGGTGGTTGGTACGCATGCGATAAAGTGCGCTTTCGTTCAGGCTTTCCTGAAAAGATTGGTGGTTGGATTCGGCTATCTAACGAAACCTTTTTAGGTATTGCTCGTGCGCTGTGGAATTGGGTTACTTTAAACGGCGCTAACCTTTTGGGTGTTGGTACAAACCTTAAATACTATATTGAGCAAGGTGGTGACTATAACGATGTAACCCCTATACGAGTTACTTTTACGGCAAATTCATCTCCAAACACAGTGAACTGCATTGCTACGACCAATGGCTCTAATGTAGTAACTGTAACTTTAACTGGTTACGGAGGTCTGACAAATGACTTTGTTACTGTAACGGGCGCTAACGCAATTGGATCAATTACTGCCGCAGATTTAAATCAAGAACACCAGATTACCTATATTGATACAACCCAATTTAGTTTTACCGTAGCAAATGTAGCAAACTCTACTGGCTCTGGTGGTGGAAACACGATTACTATGGCGTTCCAAATCCAAACTGGATTGGATGTGTTTATCCAGGGTACAGGCTGGGGTGCTGGAACTTGGCCTTCTTATATTACAAGCACGTTGACCAACCCATTTACTTGTACAAGTCCTAGTACAACCGTCACTGTAACGCAAACCGCACATGGTTTAAGCAATGGCAATTTCGTAGCTTTTAATAGTATTTCTGGCAACGTCTGCGGTATAGCTTCTGCACCATTTATTAAGGCGCTGCCGATTACAGTAGTTAACGCCAACGCTTATACCTTCTCAACGATTATTGGATCTAATACATACACCACCTCTGATAACGGCCCAACGGGTGGCACGGTGGTTGTTTCTACTCCCGTAGCTCCTGTACGTGGTTGGGGCGCCGCAGCAGATATAGGTATTGGGCAACAGCTTCGCTTATGGACAAATGACAACTTTGGTGAAGACTTAATTATTGCCCCCCGTGGTGGCGCTATCTATTATTGGGATGCCACTACAGGTATTAGCGTACGGGCAGTAGAACTAAGCACTTTGGCTTCAAGTTCAACAGTTCCTGGCACTTCTTATACCTATGCAGACTTTGTGCCAAATCGAACTAATCAAATTATTGGTTCGGCTATTCAACGTTTTGTTATTACATTTGGTTCAAACCCCTACGATCCAACTGACCCAGTTACACCATTTGATCCCTTATTAGTTCGTTGGTCTGACCAAGAAGACCCATTTATGTGGGTGCCAGATGCTACTAATCAGTCGGGTGAGTATCGACTAAATATTGGGTCAACCATTGTTTCCGCTCGTTCAACCCGTCAGGAGATTTTGGTTTGGTCTGATGCGGCTATTTATTCTATGCAGTACCTAGGACCTCCCTATATTTGGGGTTTTCAGTTGTTGCAGGACAACATCACAATCATGTCGCCTAATGCGGCTATAACCATTAATAATGTGACCTACTGGATGGGTACGGATAAGTTCTTCTCGTATACAGGTCGTGTAGAGACGCTCCCATGCTCGTTGTGGCAGTTTATCTTTGATGATATTAATAAAGATCAATCCTTCCAAATATTTGCTGGTTCAAATGAGTCATATAACGAGGTGTGGTGGTTCTATTGCTCACAAAATAGCAATACAGTAGACAGCTATATCATTTACAACTACTTAGAACGCAGTTGGGCATACGGCACTATGGAGCGCACCGCTTGGTTAGACTCTGGTTTACGGCAATATCCAATGGCAGCTGACGGATTAAATAATCGTGTTCTGTACCACGAAGCCGCCGTAGACGATGTATCAGGACTAACCCCTGTACCGATTGAAGCCTATATCCAGTCCTCTGACTTTGACATTGGGGACGGGCATAACTTTGGATTTGTCTGGCGTATCTTGCCTGATATTACCTTTAATGGGTCAAATGTAAACCAACCTAAAGTAACAATGACGGTTCGCCCACGCAGGAACTCAGGTGCCCCATATGGAACGGCAGATACTCCAGAAGTACCTAGCACCCAGAACTACACAAACCAGCGTACCTATGACGTGCAAGAGTTTGACGGTCAGGTATATACCCGCCTACGAGGTCGCCAGATGGCATTTAGGATTACGTCAACTGGTTTAGGTGTGGCTTGGCAGTTAGGTACTCCTCGTATAGATATTAGGAATGACGGACGTAGGTAATGGCATATACCCCGTTACGCCCACCAAAAGCACCCAACTTACTGGTTGCGCCGACCCAGTATCAACAGCAATATATTGATCAGCTTAACAACGCCTTACGTTTGTACTTTAACCAGATTGATAACGGCATGGCTTTTTTATTATCTAATACGGGCGGGTCAACCTTAAGTTTTCCTTATATTGCAGCATCGGACTCTACTGACCAGTATGCTACGGCAGACAACACTCCTACGGTAATTGCTTTTAATACGCTAGATTCTGGGCTAGGTTTTGATTTACAAGCTCCAGGTATGGCTGTTGCACAGATATCGGGAACGTACAAAATAACGTACAGTGCTCAATTGGTAAACACCGACAATGCTATTCATACCGCTACTTTTTGGTTAAAAGTAAACAACACGGATGTAGCCAATTCTGCTACTATTTTTAGTATTCCAGCTCGTAAAAGCGCTCTTGTACCTTCTTATGTAGCTGGATATTCCGAGGTTACTTTTGAGGTTGAAACGGGAGACGAGGTTGAACTCTATTGGGCTACTGAAAAAGCCTATGATACGTCACCAGCAACAGATGGCATTTATATATTCCATGACGCAGCTCAAACCGTACCATATGCAAGACCCGCAGTGCCTTCGGTAATAGGCTCAATAACCTTTGTATCTAGGCTTCCATAGGGAGCATAACAATGATAAAGTACTACTTAAATTAGGCGAGGTATATCTTATGGGAACCGGTGTAGGCGAGGCGATGTTAATTGGTGCTGCTGTCGGAGCTACGGCAGGTGGCGCTGGTGCGGCTATTCAGGGTGGTGATCCTCTTAAAGGCGCTTTAACTGGCGGTGCTATGGGTGCCGTTGGTGGTGGTTTAGGTGCTGGATTTGGTGCGGCTGGTGGTACTGCAACTGGGGGTGCTGGTGGGGCTGCGGGTGGAGGTGCTGGCGGAGTCGCTGGGGGTGCGGGTGCTGCTGTTACTCCTGGAGCTCTTTCTGCTACTGGTGGCGCTGGTTTTGGTACGTTAGGTGGTGCTGGTACAGGCGCTGTTGGTGGGGGTACTTTAGGAGGCACTGCGGGGGGAGGTACTTTTGGTACTTTAGGCGGTGCCAGTACAGGTGCTGTTGGTGGGGGTGCTGGGTTTGGTGGAATTGGTGCGGCTAGTGGCGGTGCAGGGTTTGGTGCTGCTGGATATACTCCAGGTATGTACGCTAGTGGTGCTGCCACTATGCCTGGTGCTGCGGCTTCTCTCCCAGGAAACTTCACTGGTATGGCTCCTGCGCTATCTAATACAAAATTAGGTGTAATTGGCGGTACTTCTTTACTTGGCTCCATGATGGAAGCTGAACGTAATCGCTTTGGTGTGCCTGGTCAAGAAGATTATATAAGTTCTTTTGACCCAACCAAATTTAGACGATCTGAACCTACTTACGCACCTGAAGGTGTCTATGTGCCTGAATATAGGGACTATACAGAAGCAGCTGAAGGCGGGATTATGCGGTTGGCTAACGGCGGTCCTGTAGAGCGTATGTCTATGATGAACACGGCAATGAACCCACAAGGTGGTCTATATCCACAAGGGATGATTGACAAGACCCAGTACGCCACCCCTATTCAGCGCCCAGTAAGCTCTGAGTTGGTAATGGAAGCGCCTGCCTATGAGCGTTCTAACCCAATGCTGATGGCTGAAGGTGGTATCACACAAATTTTAGAATCTGCCAAAGCTCAAGGTTTAAGCCCCGAAATGTACCAAAACATATATGGTCGTGGTAATTCCATCATAGAAATGCAAAAAGCTCTTAAAGAAGGCAAGATGGTTAACATGGCTAGTGGTGGTATTTCTTCATTAGGAGGATACTCAGATGGTGGCAGAATGCTTAAGGGACCTGGTGATGGTATGTCTGATTCTATTCCTGCTTCTATTGGGAATAGACAACCTGCTCGATTGGCTGATGGGGAGTTTGTGGTCCCAGCTGACGTGGTTAGTCACTTAGGTAATGGCTCTACAGATGCTGGCGCTAAGCAGTTATATGCCATGATGGACAAAGTACGTAAAGCTCGTACAGGTAAAAAAAAGCAAGCCCCAGCAGTTAAAGCTAACCGATACATGCCAGCCTAATGGATTTAAAGATTCAGCCAGTCGGAATTGATTACGTAGCGCAGACTTGGCCTTTTGTAGAAACATATTTAAAGGAAGCGTTAGAAAAAGGAGAACCGGTACCTGAATGGAGCGACAACTACGACATTTCCCATGTTCAAGGTTTTTTGACTTCGGGCTTGTGGACGTTGTTAGTTGCTATAGATGATAGTAATCAAGTGCACGGAGCAGCAACGGTGTCATTTGCTAATTATCCTAAGAACCGAGTCGCTTTTATAACGCTTATTGGCGGAAAATTAATATCTAATAAAGATACGTTTGAACAGATGAGCAACATATTAAGACATGCTGGAGCAACAAAGATTCAAGGAATGGCTCGTCCCGCTATAGCCAGATTGTGGAAGCGGTATGGGTTTGAAGAACGCACTACT